GAGTTAAGACAAACCACGAAGGACATTCAGGAAGACATGGAATTATTAAAGGGTAAGTTGGAGCAAGCCATGACTGAGCTAGAAGAAAAGATAGATAAAAGAATAAAAACTGCATTAGAAAATCCTCTATCACAAATGTAAGTATGGCTAAACCACCAAGCAACGAATACTTTACACCTGTCAAAAAAAGGACTAGTATAGGGCGTTCTCCACGCAGTAGGCCAAAGAACAAGAATAAAAGACGTCAATACGTTAAATATAGAGGTCAAGGATGAGAAAAGGTTTATATGCTAATATTCATGCTAAAAGAAAACGTGGTGGAAAAATGCGTAAGAAAGGTGCAAAGGGTGCACCTACTGCAGCTAATTTTGCGAGAGCAAAACAAACAGTGAGGAAGAAATGACAAAATTATGTCCTAGGGGTAAAGCAGCAGCTAAGCGTAAATTTAAAGTTTATCCTAGTGCATATGCAAATGCATACGCTTCTAAAATATGTGCTGGAAAGATTAAAGATCCTAGCGGTGTAAAAAGAAAAGATTTTAAAGGACCAAAACCAGCAGGTAAAGCAAAAGGTGGAGAGATAATTAATTTTAATAAATTATCACAAGATAGAAAAAAAATATCACAATTTAATAAAGGTGGTATCGCAAGAGCTTGTGGTGCAATAAAAGAGAATAAAAGAAAAGTTACTAGAATAACATGAGCTTAAAAAAATGGTTTGAGCAAGATTGGGTTGATATAGGAGCCAAGAAAAAAGGCGGTGGATTTGCTAAATGTGGTAGATCCAAACTTAAAGCTGATAGAAAAAGAAAATACCCAAAGTGTGTACCAGCTGCTAAAGCTGCTAGAATGACAGAGAGCCAAAGAAGATCAGCAGTAAAAAGAAAAAGAAGTAAAGCCCAGGGCGTTGGAGGTAAACCTACCAATGTTAAAACATTTGCAGCTCAAGGTGGATTAATAACAAATCAAAGAAGAGCTGGTGTAGCACAGAGAGGATTTGGTTTTAGAGGTGTCTTCTAAAAAAGATCCAATAGTAGGAACAGGAAAGAAACCAAAAGGCAGTGGAAGACGTCTCTATACTGACGAAAATCCACGTGACACTGTGGGCATTAAGTTTGCTACTCCTACTGATGCCAGAAAAACTGTCGCAAAAGTTAAAAAAATTAATAAACCTTTTGCTAGAAAAATTCAGATCCTAACAGTAGGAGAACAAAGAGCAAAGGTTATGGGTAAAACGCAAGTAGCAAATATATTTAAGAAAGGTAAAGATGCCATTAGAAGAGGACGTAAAACAAGACGTACGTAAGTGGTCCGAGCATTTTTTAGAAATACCTAATAAACATTTAGGTGGTTTTCCAGCTTGCCCTTTTGCTAAGAAAACATGGAAAGATAACAAAGTTGTTGTTGAAGTAAAAAGAAAACAAAAATGGTATAAATCTGAACTTAATGCTCATTTAAAGCAATTAGATTTTTCTATTCATGAGATATTGATATTTTGCGATCCGTACTTTAATTATTCACTTGAAGATTTTCAGGATATAATAGATGCGTACAATAAGTGGTATAATAAAAAGGATATATTTTTTATGGGTTTTCATCCCAGCAATCCAGCCAATGAGGAGGAGCAAGAATTCCTTGTCACTCCAAATGGGGACACCCCTGTTATAGAAAGTGACCTGGAGTATAGCATGATGCTGGCACAAAAGTTCTCGCTATTACAAGAAGCTTCTGATAAACTGCACAAATCTGGTTACTATAAGTTGTGGCCAGAGGGGTACTATCAAGACGTTGTGGTATCTAGAGCAAAAACCTATAAACGAATATTCGGAGGTCGACATGATGGGTAAAAAGAAAATGGCTGGCGGAGGTATGGCTGGCAAGAAAAAACAAGCAATGAAACGTGGTGGCAAAGTTGTAAGCAGAGCAATGGGCGGCCCTATGAAAGCTAAAAAGAAAATGGCAGGTGGAGGCATGATGAATGTTTCACCTAGAAAAGCAATGGCTATGGGCATGAAAAATGGCGGCAAAGTCATGAAGGGTAAAAAGAAAAAAGTAAAAAAAGCTAAGAAGAGAGGCTAATGCCAACTTACGCTTCAACAGCTAGTTTTGACCTCAGCATAGATGATATAGCTGAGGAGGCATATGAACGTTGTGGTTTGCAAGTTCGTAGTGGATACGATCTGCAAACTGCAAGACGTTCGTTAAATCTTTTATTAGCTGAGTGGGCTAATAGAGGATTAAATCTTTGGACGATACAATTACAAGAAAAAACTATAGCTGCTAATACAACTAGTCTTACTGGAACAAGTTTGTTTGGGTCTAACGCAGATGATAGTCAACAAATTGTAGATATTACTGATGTAGCAATTAGAGACTCTAGTAATAATGATTTTTCTGCAACATCAATTAGCAGGTCTACATATTTAAATATTGCTGTCAAAACAACCAGCGGAAGACCAACTCAATACTATTTTGAACGTACGATAAACCCAACAATATTTCTATATCCTGCAGCTGATACAACTTACACTCTACGGTACTATGCTCTTGTTCGTATGTTTGATGCGGGCGATTACACCAATAACGCTCAGATTCCTTTTCGATTTCTTCCATGTATGACTGCTGGATTAGCTTATTACATAGCTATGAAAAAATCGCCAGATAGAATTACTTTATTAAAACAAATTTATGAAGATGAGTTTCAAAGAGCAGCGGATCAAGATGGTGAAAGAACAAGTTTATTTTTAACACCTAAAACTTATTTACCAGGAGTTTAAATGGGCAAGTATGCGTCAGGTAAGTTTGCAAAAAGAATATCAGATAGATCTGGTATGGCTTTTCCTTACAATGAAATGGTTAAGGAATGGAATGGATCTACTGTTCATATTTCAGAATTTGAAGCTAAACATCCACAATTAGAACCGTTACCAATAGTAACTGATCCTCAATCATTAAAAAATGCTAGAGGACAGATAGCAGTATCAAGAGTTTTTGTTGGTCTTATAGGTGTAAACACTAATACATTTTCTAGTGTTGGCATGCAGCCAAAAACAAATGCTAAAGAAACAAGATTGCAGAGCTTTACTGGAAATGTTACAGTGAGCACATCATGACAGATTATTCTGATTTATTAGATAATGTAAGAAATTATACTGAGACAACATCAGATGTTTTAACAGATGCTGTCATAAATCAATTTATTCAATCAACTGAAGATAAATTAAGAAGGACTGTCGATCTTACTTATTACAGAAGATATGATACTGCCACACTTACTGTAAATAATAGTTTTTTACCGCTTCCTGCTGACTGGGAGGCAACCAGATATATTCAGTTAATAGATGGCTCTGATAACAGAACATTCTTGATACAAAAAGATATTTCGTTTATGAATGAATTTGCGCCAAATAGGACATCAACAGGGGCAGGCACTCCCAAGTATTATGCTGTTTATGATGATGATACCCATATGTTGGCACCAACCCCGAACGCTGCATTAACTGTAGAGCTCGCATACACGTACAAGCCACCTGTCTTGTCCAGTACGACAACATCGAATTGGGTAAGTCAGAACGCTCCAAACGTGCTTTTATATGGTTGTGTTTTAGAGGCACTTGGATACTTGAAAGGTCCAGCTGATATGATACAATACTACGATAATATGTATAACAAGTCTGTATCGGATCTAGCCACATATGAGATGGGGCGTGACCGTAGAGACGAATTTCGAGATGGCGTTATTCGTATCCCTCTCGAGTCTAGGAACCCATAGGAGATTATTATGGCAATTACACAAGCTGTAGCTAACAGTTTCAAAGTGGAGATCCTGAAAGGCCTACACAATTTTACGGCTACGACGGGGAATACTTTTAAACTAGCGCTATATGACAACGAAGCAACTTTAAGTAAATCAACAACTGCTTTCACACAAACTGATGAGGTAGCAAACTCAGGAACTTATTCTGAGGGTGGCGGATCATTAACTTCCGTTACTCCAGCTTTATCAGGTGACACAGCTGTTTGTGATTTTGCTGATATTTCATTTACGAGTGCAACAATTTCTGCACAAGCTGCTGTTATTTATAACAGCTCTACCGTGTCTGGATTAACAACAAACGCAGCTGTTTGTGTTCTTGATTTTGGTGCTGTTAAATCCTCAACTTCAGGTACGTTTACTATTACGTTTCCTGCAGCTGAAGCTACCGCAGCAATTTTAAGGATCGCATAAGGAGATAAGATATGACTACCCCACTTGCTGGCTGGGGGCGGTCAACCTGGAACAATGGTGCTTGGAACCAAAGTGGTACTGTTGACGCCACAGGTGTTAGCCTCACATCCAGTGTTAATGACGTAGGTTTAGTATTAGATATTAATGTAACTCTGACTGGAGTTACAGCTACTGCATCTACAGAATTACAAATTAGAGAAGGATGGAACCGAGGACTTAACGTCGGTGATTCAATAGCATCCAGCTTTGGTTGGAGCAACGGTGCATGGGGTAATGGAGATAACAGTGTTTCTGTTACAGGTATTGCATTAACTTCATCACAAGGTGAAGAAACAGTCACTGGCACTGCGTCAATAACTTTACCAAGTGTATCACTAACAGCCACAGCAGGAGATGCTGTGGCAACTGGTGCTGTAGATGCAGTTCCAAGTGGAATTGCACTTACGAGTTCTTTTGGTTCTTTAACTATAGCTACAGATCAAAACATATCTGTAACAGGTATTGGTATGACCTCATCGTTAGGAGATGAGTCGGTAGCCGTTACAAAAGCTACAGGTTGGAACCGTGATACTGACATTAATACAGGGAGTTCTATTGGCTGGGGTGATCAACAATGGGGCGCAGTTGGACTTTCACAAGCTGTAACAGGTCAAGCTTTAACCGCATCTTTAGGTGATGAGTCACTTTCAACAGATCAAAACATTTCAGTTACAGGATTAGGAACAACATCTTCCATAGGTACTTTCTCTATATCTGGTGATGGACAAACAACTGTTGTGGCTGGCTCTGAAACAGCGATGCAATCGTCTGTTGGCACAGCCGAGGCAGATCCAGAATTTGTTGTATTCCCAAGCGGTAATGCTTTAACTTCATCCGTAGGAACTGTAGAAACGTCTGTATTTGTTACAGGTGTAGGTTTAACTTCTAGCCTAGGCGATGAAACTCAAGAAACAATATATGAGGCACCATCAGTTTCTGCTGAAAGTAGAACAGGAGATGTATCTGTAATCGTAAGTGTAGACTTTACACCGACTGGACTTTCTGTTACAAGTAGCACTGGTACTCTACAAGGAACCTTCTGGAACCAAGTAGATGACTCAAACAGCGCAATAAGTTGGACTGAAGTTCATAAAGCTGCATAAAAAAGTTTTGACAAACTTTGATTTTTAACTTTATATAGGAGATATTATGAGTTCGACATATTCGACAAGTTTGAGAATAGAATTACAGGCTACTGGTGCAAATTCAGGAACTTGGGGTACTATTACAAACAACAACTTTTCTCAATCTTTAGAGTTTGCTATCGCTGGTGTTGTCAATGTAGCTTGTGGTGACGCTGCAGTCACGACTCTTACCAATGCAGATGGACCACAATCTCAGGCGAACAACCAAGCAAGAAATGCACACATAAGATTAACAGGGGCACATGGTGCAGTAAGAATTGCACAGTTCCCAGCTACACAAAAAATTTATTTAATTACTAACGCAACAACAGATTCTGGGTCATCTGGACCTTATGCTATGACAGTCAGACTAGGGGCTTCTGGAAATACTTTATCTATTGCAAATGGTGCAACTAGATTAGTAGCTACAGATGGCACAAATTGGTATGATGTTTTTGCAGCAGGAGGTCAGTTTGGCGGATCTTTTTTAGCCGACGGTACAGTTGATGTAAACGGTAAAGAATTAATATTAGATGCTGATGCTGATACAAGTTTAACAGCAGATTCAGACGATCAAATAGATGTTAAAATGGCAAACATAGATGTTGCTAATTTAACTACTCAAAACTCTGGTGATTTAGTTATAACCACAGCTGTTCAAGACAAAGATTTTGTTATCAAAGGAGATGACGGTGGATCAGGTATAACTGCTTTAACATTAGATATGTCAGATGCAGGTAAAGCTACATTTAATGGTGTTGTAGATGCTGATGCTGGTGTCACAATAGATAACATAACAATAGATGGAACAGAGATTGATTTATCAAGTGGTGATTTAACACTAGACGTTGAAGGTGATATTATTTTAGACGCCAATGGCGGTGATGTAATATTTCAAGATGATGGCACAGTTATTGGTCACATTACTAATAGTTCTAGTGATTTGGTTATAGAGTCAAAAGTATCTGATAAAGACATTATATTTAAAGGTAATGATGGAGGCTCTGGTATCACAGCACTAACTTTAGATATGTCTGGTGCAGGTGCTGCAACATTTAATAATGATGTTACTGCATTTTCAGATGAAAGATTAAAGACTGATATAAATACTATTGAAAACGCTCTGGATAAAGTTTCTAAAATGAGAGGTGTTACTTTTAAAAGAGATGGTGTTGCTGGCACTGGTGTCATCGCACAAGAAGTACAGCCTCATCTTCCAGAAGTTATTCATGATAAACAAGAATATTTATCTGTTGCTTATGGTAACATGGTTGGAGTTTTGATAGAAGCAATCAAGGATCTAAAACAACAGGTTGATGAATTAAAAGGAGAGTAATATGACATTACCTACGGGTACTATTTCGCTTTCACAAGTTAACACTGAATTAGAGGTTTCACCTTCAAGCACTACAATTAATATGGGTTCTAGTCCTGTAAGGGGATTAGCTGATGTTCCAAGTGGAGCTATCGGTATGTCTGATTTGCAAGGTAAAAGTAATGCGCAATATATTCAAGCAACTGGTGGAACAATTTCTACAGTTGGAGACTACAAAGTTCACACATTCACATCATCTGGCACATTTACTGTTCAAGCAGTAGGTAATCCTGCTGGTTCCGATTCTGTTGATTATTTTGTAATAGCAGGTGGCGGAGGCGGAGGTGCTGGTGGTAACCTTCGTGGAGCTGGAGGAGGAGCAGGTGGTTATAGAGAATCTAATCCATCTCCAGGATCCGATTGGACAGGATCTCCTATATCAAATCCAGGTGGTGCTTTACCTGTTTCAGCACAAGGCTATCCCATAACAGTAGGTGGTGGCGGTGGTGGTAACGCTGGCGCAAATTCAGGTACAGGTTCTAATAGTAGCGGAAGTGCATCAAGTTTTTCAACAATACCATCCGCAGGTGGTGGCCGAGCTGGAGCTGTAAGTCCTTTTAACGGAGCACCAGGTGGATCTGGTGGCGGAGGCTGTGCTGGTGGTAGACCTGGTGGAAGTGGTAATGATCCTTCAGTTTCTCCACCTCAAGGTAATAATGGAGCTACTGGCAACCCCGATATAGGTTCATTTGGTGGTGGTGGCGGAGGAGCTCAAAGTTCTGGAACCAATGGAGGTGCTGGAGGTAATGGAGCTACAAGTTCTTTTAACGGATCACCAACTACAAGAGGTGGTGGTGGCGGAGGCTCTGATGCTGGTGGCAGCGGAGGTTCTCCTGGACCAGGAGGTGGTGGCCGAGGTGGTAGTAACAACCAAACTTCAGGGTTAGCTGGCACAGCAAACACTGGCGGTGGTGGTGGCGGTCAAGAACATACTAGAACCTCTGGTTCTGGTGGATCAGGCATTGTAATGGTTAGATACAAGTTTCAGAGTAGTTAATATGGCACATTACGCAAAAATCAGTGACGCTAATTTAGTTTTATCTGTAGTTGTTTTAGATGATCAAGATGAACTAAAAGATGGGTCTGTTGATGAAGCAACAGCGGTTACTAAATTAAAAGAAATTTTTGGTTGGGATAATTGGAAAAAATGTTCATACAATACTCATAAGGGTAAACATTACGTAGATTACGCATCAAATCAATTATCTTCTGATCAAAGCAAAGCTTTGAGAGGTAATTACCCTGGTATAGGTTTTGTATGGAATGAAACTAAAAATGCTTTTTATGAGCCACAACCATATTCAACATGGACTTTAAACGAAACAACTTTTATTTGGGAACCACCTGTAGCATTTCCTAGCAGTTTAACTTATGAAAAAGATGGTGTTACTAAAGATTACGTCATAGAGTATGATGATACAAACACAAAATGGATAGCATCCGATTTAGAAACACCAACGGGTAATTTTCGTTGGGATCCAAGCTCATCATCTTGGGTTTCAATTTAATTAATGAAGCCTGTAAGACACGTTTCTAAGTACGCAGCTAGTAATTACAAAAGAATTTTTGATAATGAACTAACTATACAACGTAAAATATTATCAACAAAAATATCAAAAACATTACCTGTAAATTATGATGCAGTGGCATTAAATGTCATGTCAAATTATTTTTACAATAATGTACAAAACAAAGATCAGTTCAGTTATTTTCAAGATTATTATTTTGTTGATGACGATAAATATATTACGTGGATACATGAATACATTAGAGATCATTATCAACTAGAATATGATGAAACACCTCAAATTAATGGTACATCAGGTATAATTATAAAACAAGGTGAGCAGATAAATTATCATAATCATATTGATGATTATGACCTAAAAAATTCTTCTGACATTTCAGCTATTGTAACATGTAAAACAGGTGATATTCCAACATACATACAATTTGAGTTTGATGATGGCAGACGAAAAATGATGAAATACAAAGTGCCAATGGAGCGAGGTAAACTTATTATGTGGAGTTCTGATTTACGTCATTGTTTTCTAAAAAACCCTAATCATGAGCCAACAATTAGTTTGTCATATCGATTTAAATTGATTAGAAGATAATTATAATTTTAAAAAAGAAAGATGAATTTAGATACAATATTTTACGTATTCGACCAAGCATTGCCTTCAAGGTTATGTGATGACTTAGTTCAATATGGATTAGAAAAAAATCATAATATAGCGCTTACAGGTGATGTTCATGGTAAAAAACAAGAAGAATTATCAGAAGAAGATTTAGCTAAACTTCATAAATATAGAAATTCTAATGTAGTATGGATGGACGAGCCATGGATATACAATGCAATACAACCTTTTGTAACCCAGGCTAATATAAATGCAGGTTGGAATTTTCAATGGCAAGGATCAGAAGTTTGTCAATGGACTAAATATGGTAAAGAACAATACTATCATTGGCATCAAGACTCACATCACAAATCTTATGGTGAAGGAGCAGGTTGGCAACAAGGATTAATAAGAAAATTGTCTGTAACTGTGTCTTTAGTTGATGGAAACACTTATAAAGGTGGAGATTTAGAATTGTTTTATCAAAGAAGTTGGAAGGATAATAAATCAATTGTTTCAGATCAAGCCAGAAACAAAGGATCAATAATAGTTTTTCCATCTTTTGTTTGGCACCGTGTGTCGCCAGTGACAGAAGGTACAAGATATTCATTAGTGGTATGGAATTTAGGAAAGGAATTTGTATGAGAGAAGATCAAGTGTTTATTAATTTTGATCAAACAATTTTGGAAGATCACGAGTTTTTTGTTAAAAATAATTATGTAATAATTAGAAATGTCATATCTGAAGATTTAGTAAATTTTATTTATACGTATTTTCAAAATAAAAGAGCAATTGCATCTCAATTAAAAGAGTCTAAGTTTCTATCACCATTTGATGATACTTGGGGAACATGGACAGATGCACAAATACCTAACACCTATTCACATTATGCAGATGTTGCTATGGAAACATTAATGGTAAGAACTTTGCCAATCATGAAAAAGGTTACGAAGTTAAATTTAATACCTTGTTACACATACGCAAGAATTTATAAATTTGGTGATGAATTAATAAGACACAAAGATAGACCATCATGCGAAATATCAACTACAATGAATTTAGGTGGAGATAACTGGCCAATTTTTTTAGAGCCTAGTGGGCAAGAAAATAAAAAAGGAGTTCGTGTTGATTTAGGCGCAGGAGACATGTTAATTTATAAAGGTTGTGAATTAGAGCACTGGAGAGAGCCTTTTCAAGGATATGATTGCGGTCAAGTATTTATGCATTATAATGATGAAAATGGACCTTTTGCAGACAAAAATAAATGGGATGGTAGACCTATGTTAGGATTGCCTGCTTGGTTTAAACCTAAATGACACCTTACGACATTCTACAAGTTTGGAAGAAAAAACCATATCAAAAAACAAACTACGAAAATGTTCATGCTTGTTATGAAAACGACAAGCACTATAGAATAAAACCTAAAACACAAATAACTTTAACACCAGGTTTTGTTCATTTTGTAATAAAAAAACCAAAAGAGTGGGTGCAACAAAACTTTAAACTGGAGGAGGACGTAACTGTTGTTAATGAAACTTTACAAATAATATATTTTTATGTGATTGATTCTTTGTTATCAAGCGCAGAGGTTGAATTAAAATTATATGTAAAAACAGGTGTTTCAAGTGAGGAAGAAGAATGGAAATTATAGAAAATTATCTATCAGACCGAGTATTTAATCACCTTAAAGATTTAATATTAAGCACAAAATTTTCATGGTATTTTATGAGTAAGGTAGCTTACCTTCATGAGGATAAAGATGATTTTTATTTTAATCATAAATTTTATGAAGATAAAGAACAGTGTAGCGAGTTATTTCAAGACATTGTTCACCCTATTATAGGTAGTTTAAATTTTAATTATTTAATAAGAGCAAGAGCAAATTTGTATACTAGAAAAGAAGAAACAATACAAAATAGTTTTCATATTGATCAAGCTGGCACACATAAGGTCGCATTATTTTCTGTAAATACATGTAACGGATACACATTATTTAAGGACGGCACGAAGTATCATTCCAAAGAAAATTCAATATGTATTTTTGATGGACAGTTGGAACACGCAAGTGTGTCGCAAACAGACACAAAACGACGTGTCAATATTAATATTAATTATATATAAAAATAATTCTGTTGCAGATTAAAAAAATATGCTTACATTAGGTTCTCACCAAAATTAACAATCACAGGAGATATTATGAGCGAACAAGACTATTTAAAAGCTATTGCTGTCCTTGCTGACAAGGTGAGCAGATACCATGAAAGATTATTAGCAGTTGAAAGAGACATGGAAAGACATCAACAAGATGCTGAAAAACACTGTTGTGATGACTGTAGTTGCAAATCCTAAGATTTAGGAGTTTGACCCAACATATCTTTTAATGATGGAGCAAATACTTTTACATCTCGCTTTATTTTTTCTGCAGTTGTAGAAGTGTTTGGATCATCTATGTCAGCTTGCATAGCCTCTTCAGTTTCATATTCTTGACCAGTATCAATGTTTGTTAATGTAGTTTCTGTTTTTACATTATATTTAGGTATTACTCTACCATCCTCTAATGTAACTGTTCCTATTTGTTCTGCATCTTTTACTATTGGCATTATTCTTGTCTCCAATTTATGTTAAAACTTAAAACAACCCTATCTTCTTTAGAGTTGTTGTATTTTACCTCATGTTGTAACCATGATGGGAAAAAAATCAATGAATTTTGTTTGGGCTCCCAAGTAACACTGTGAGCTAAGTGTATAGAGGCGCCTTTTTTCTTTGGAGGTGATAACACCTCTGCTTGTGGTTTTGGCTCTAGAAACACTAAATTACCGCTATTTTGAGGTACTTGTAAATAGTATACTCCTGATAAATAATTGTAAGGATGCGTATGCACGTTATTTCTAGATCCTGGTGGGTTAATCATGCCCCACAATCCTGTCATTTCAGGAACATAATCTTCTTGCACGTCTAAATGATTAAAGCATTCTTTAGATTTATATAATATATCACCCACGGTGCTTTTAAATTCTTCGTCTTTATATAGCTCGTCGTGACTATGCCAACCTCCTATATTAGATCTAGGCATACCTTTTTCATCTTTAGATTTTATTTCATATAGTCGATCTATTAAGTGACCATGCCCTTTTATTTCTGTCATCATAACAGGGGTAATAAATAATGATTGCAAATCCATTTTAGTCCTTTCTTATTTTTGTTATAGAATTCTTTCTTACTTTTGGGTGCATGCCATATTTAATATACAACCAAACTAACTTAAGAATTAGTTGTTTCATTTTATCCTTTCTATAGTTGACCTTTTGTAACCTCCATAAAACTTACTATTATATGAACTTGGTTAGCAGCATTAGCCTGTGCTTTTAATACATCAGATTCTTGTAAAACAAGAGGCTGAGATAATAATTCTGTTGTAGTGTTGGTTGCTACACTTTTTGCTTTAAATAATTCAAATGTAGCTGATGATCTTAAGACTTCTAAATCGACTAATGTAGTGCTACCAGAATCATTACAAATCAAAATTGATTTTACAATATCTGTTGTTGGTGGGACTGGAGGTGATGCACCTGGATTAGCAGTAGGCACTGTTATTATGGTTGTTAGATTAGTTGTTGTCATATCAACCATTGCGCTTTTAAAGGTATTAGCCAAGGAAAAAAGTCTCCTGTTCTTGTTCTTCTTTTATATCTTGTTGAAAGTTCGTGTTTAATAAAAAAACTATTTGCTCTAATAATCTAATCATTTGATCAAACTGACCTGGGTCATATTCTTGTGTAGCATTTGGTAATCTTGTTATATTTATCTTAGCCATTATCTTCTTCCATCTGGTCTTATCTGCAGTTTTTGTGAACCAAGTCTCCAAGGTGTATCATTAACTGTATTAGTTGTGTACCGTATTTTTACAGCTCTACCTCTGCCTCTAATACTTATTTTTTCTGTTGAACTAGTTATAGATCCACTTGTTTGAATATTAGCTGTAGATTGTGGATACTGTTCTAAAGTTAGTTGTGCTGTCATTGTATTAGCCAAATTATCAAAATCAGGAACAAGTTTACTGACTGACATTAATTGATCGCCATCAGCTATTTCTACAGAACCTGTTTCTAAAAATGCAGTAATGGCTGTGCCATCTGCTTGATTATTACCAACTTCATGTTCAAAAATTGAAGATGCTCCAGCAGTCAATCCAAGTATTGTTGAAACATTTGCTGTGGCAGATGCGTTATACTCAGTAGCTATAGGATTTTCATAAACATAAGCTCCCAACCAAGTCGTTCTAGCTAAATTTATTGTGTACCATGTGCCCTCTAAATAATTGTAGGCTACCGCTCTATCTATTTGTGTAGCATTAGAGGAAGGATAATACCAAATAATTTCATTAAATGCCGTGTTTAGTCCAACCGCTATGTCTGCTTTGTTAGTGTAACTCATATCGTCAAATACATAGTCTTGTACGGAACAAGGCATTTTTTTGACTACACCATCAAATAAATAAAAGGCATCATCAGACATCCAATATGCAACGCCATTAACCTCAATAGCAGCATGCTGTGCTATTAAACCAGCGTTAGCACCTAATTGTCTAAGACCAAATGTAAAAGGTGTACCAACAAATTGAAGTCCATGTAAAGAGGTGTCAGTCCAGACTAATACCTGACCAGCTGATTTTACAGCACCTATTATTCTTGAACCATCGGATATTCTTAATGAACCAGCTTCATTAGTTGATACTGGTGTGTAATCAGTTGCATCCTCTCTATCTGAAAATCTTAATAATAAATCATCTTGTGTAGTTGTATCTCCAATTGTGGTTTCAGTTCCAAATATAAGCAAATGTCTTGTGTCAGTAGAAACAAGGCTGAATCTAGATGCTGTAGGAGCGTTGGATAATGCTGTAGCTCTTGACCCCAAACCACCAGATGTGTCCCAGATAAACGTGCCACCATTTAGTGCAGTGGCAATTAAATCCTCACCAAAATTATCTAATGACCAATTTCTGGCAGAAACAACAACATCAGAAGATGATCGAGCAGTATCCCAAGTGCTCTCACTCCACGTTAATGTGCCCCAACCATATCCAAATGTAGAGGTAGATGGACCTGTTGTTATTTGATATTTAGCATTACCAGATCCCCCTCCTCCTGAAGTTGATCCCGATGCTGTGCTAGTATGTGTAACTGTATAATTACTTGCATCAGTAACAGAAGTTATCTCAAATTCCTGATTCATGTCTAAACCATCAATTGTAGAAAACGAGTCAAAGGTTACAAAATCTCCTACAGCTGCTCCATGAGCAGCGTCATTGACACTAACAGTCGTACTGCCGTTTGTTGTAAAAGGGTTTGTTAAAGATTCTGTCTGTCTTAAAGGTGTAATGTCGGACAAAGCTCCACCTTGATAAATGTATAGTTTTCTGTCAGTTCCTAAAGCTAAATATCTTGTTCCGTCTAAACCTACCCAAGAGTGTGTATCTCTGACCACACCCACAATAGTTTTGTTAGGATTAGGTAAATTCTGCCAACCTCCCCATCTTTCTGGTTTACCATAGTGAAATCTTACAAAATCAGAATCAACGTATTTTCTCTCATCTCCTGCAGAATAAGCAGTATCTTGCTTATCTACGCCAGGGCGAAATTTAAGGTCTACTAATTGCATAATTTTATAATAAATTACTTATTGTTTTGAGGCAAGAATTGAGTTCCAACATTGCCTTTAAAAGCATAATTACCGTAATGTGTCATACCAGATAGAATATCAGCGTATATTTTACCACCCATATTTTGCCATAAACGACAAAAAGCATAATCTTCTGACAAATATCGTCGTGTTTTAGGCTCAATCATGGTGTCAAAAAAAGCATAATTCCAATCAGATGTTTTATGATATTCAAAGTCTTTTTCATGCGATTGATTAATATGTTGATCTGGCTTAAATTTTAAATCTGGGTAAACCCTAGCCATCCTTTCAAATACTTGTCTTTTAATCATCATAAAACCAGTAGGACCGTCCAAAACTTCTATAAAACCTTTTTCTAATAATATGTTGTTAGGATCTTTTACATTTAAATTATATTGCAGTGAAGCAGCTAATAACTCGTCTTCGGAAATATCTGGTTTATCTTTTAATCTTTTTTTAACTTTTATCCAATCTATGGTTTTTCTTGGATAAATACCAGTGACAACATCTTTATTATATTCTAACATTCTAACCACTGAATCTGGATTAAAAGCTAAATCAGCGTCTACAAATAAAAGATGTGAGTAGTCGCCATCCATAAATAATTGTACCAAAGTATTTCTGGCTCTAGTTATTAATGATTCATTACCAATAGTCCCGAACTGTAATTCTATTTTGTTAGTGGCTGCAAGAGCCACAAGTTGCATGCAACTTTTAAAATACTCTGTTGTGATCAATCCACCATAACAAGGGGTACCTACAAATATCTTATTCATTTTTGTTAGCCATGTTTAAATTTATAACTATTCTTGTTTCATTATGTATGGGATTGCAACTTGTATGATAATAATCACCATCAAATAAAACAAATCTATTTTTTCTTGGTGTTATTCTTTTTTTAACTGTAAGATTATTTGTATCAAACTTGCTATCACATTTTTCATTAAAAATAATGGTGTCACCATCTGAGTCATTGACATAATATATACCAGAGTAACTGTTTTCAAAAAGATTATCAACGTGCGGTGTATTATATTTTTTATAATTTGATTTTGTATTGTTTAACAAAAAATTAATTTTTGCACGTATAATAACGGGATCAAATGTATTATTGGTAGCCCTACTGAGAGCTTGTTTCATTAAAATTAAAACTTTACCGTGTATACTAGATCTAATCTGAGGATCTTCATTATGATAATATACTCCATGGATTAATTGAGTTGTTGTAAAAGAATATTTATTACCAAAAGCACTAATTTTATTTATATCATAATCTGTATCTATTTTAGTATCTCTGTTTACATACCAAGGAAATGTATCACTAAAACATTCTTTGCTAAAGTAGTCAGCAATATCTTTATCAACAGCATCATCTAAAACTATTATATCATGAATTTTCATTTATAGTTTTTCCTAACCCACGCATTATTTTTATACATATCGACCATATAAGTAGCAAAATTAAATAACCATTTACTGCGCATTTTGTGGTTTTTATCTGTATCATTAGAAACTTTCATATGCCAATCATTTCTCGCAAAAGGAAATACTAAAGCTATGGGATATCCTTTTGGAATTATTTTTTGTGGACTAAGTTTTTCATCCCAATCTTTAAGAAAAAATGGAAAATTAACATATGTTTCATATCTATCAGTATCCACAACACCAGTCACTATCCTAATATCTCTTTCTTCAGTGTTAAAAGGAGAAGTAAAAAGACAACTATATCCTGGCGGTGTTTTAATTATCCATGGGTTTCCAAATTTAAAAGCTATAGGTATCTCATTTTTATAAACCATTTTCTTTGCAAACTCATAAGAGGAGTGCGCACTTACATGATAATTTATTTCTTGAGGTATATTTTTTAACATGTCTAAATGTTCAAACTCATTTAATCTACCTGACTGAACCTTTACATCAACGGTTTGATTGTCATTAATAGTTTTTGTAAACATTATATCTATAGACGACAATAGAGCATAACCCATTGTAACACTGTCAAGCACGGGCACGCAATTTTTCACTGTACCTAAATTTAAATCTTTGTTAATATATTTTTCCATGTCTTTGTACCACCTAGGAACAACCTTTTTCATTGGAACTGGATGTACCAAATATTCTGCATGTTTACTTATAAATTTAATTTTCAAATTTTTTCCATTGTAAAATTTTAATTAAATTTTTAAATCTATCTTTAAATTTTGAATTAATTATATTGTTTTGAGTATTGATTTTTTTACCTAATTTGTAATCATCTGTCATTATTAAATCAAAATTCTCTCTCTTGTAAGGAACATACATTGCTAAAGGCGTGCCTTTTTTTATTAAGAACTCACCCTCTTTAAAAATGCACATTTGTTGATTTATTGTGTGATATACATCCGTATGCAAAACGCCAGGTAAGACTTCAAAATCCTCACTGTAATTGTAATACATCGGTAATTGCAAAACACTATAGCCTTTTGGTGTAATTATCTTCCAAGGACAATCAGGTTTAAGAATAATTTTTGTTTTTTCAGCTACGTGTTTTGGAACATGATATAAATATTGTTCATGGTTATGTATTGTGAATGTATATTGCTTGTCAGGTGTGTTCCATTCATAATACATTTCATCATTTTTAATCTTTAAATTAATTTTTAAATCACACCAGAGAGATACTACATAACCCTGTTTAAAATAATCCACAAAGCCTGGACAAGTTTTAATGGTAGCAGCTGATAATTCATCATTACTTATGTTTACGCTTTTAAACCATGTTGGTATATGCGCAACTGATTTTGTAATAGGGTTAGAAATTTTTAATCCATCTATGTTATTATAGAAAAATATTTTCAATCTGCCTCTTTATCTCTTTAATATTATATTTGAGGATATTATGATTCTTTCACCCTCAACAGGATTCTCTGCTGAGTGCAATAGATTACTTGGAAAAAATATTAATTTTCCTACCTCTGATGCTATAGTAGTTTGATTTTGTATACATGTTGGATTTGGATTGTGAAACAATGTTTCACCCATGTTAGTTAAATATAAAACACTAGAATAATTTGCATCCTCGCCTTTTACAAAATTTGTGTGAACATGTTTATCGTGCAAACCTTTTAAATTATATATAGCAGTCCAATAATTTTTCATAGAAAAAGGAACGTTATTACTATGAAAATAATTTGCTATGGATAACATTAATTTTTCATATTCAAATAATTTAATAGGATCACTAAAATCTGTGTAGTAATCACCAGAGCCACCATTATTGCTGTAGATAGAATTTGTTTTTTTTATTTCATTTTTTTTACTTGTTACTTCATTTATTAAAGGCCTTATCTCATCAACGTTAAATTTAAACGTAAGTATTTCTGTTGGAAATAATAGTATGTTACCGTGTTGCATATTCTACCTTTAAATATTCTATCTTTCTTACCCAACCCCTTGGTATAGCAATAGCGCCACCACCGTGATTATCGTCTTTATCTATACACCAAGACCGCATAATTACAATCTTATCGTCATTGTTTACAACCATGTATCCTACTTCTTGGCACACGGCTAACGGAGCATCAAATATGTCTTTTACGTGGATCCACCCAGTTTCTGTATCCTTAGCGTCTAGCCAAGTGATACGAACCATTGGTACTTTTTCAATATCAAATCGCATCTCATCTTTGAATGTTTCTCGGTTTCTCTAACTCGGCTGCGTTCATGTATTTTTTTTGAATAATATCAATATTGAAAGATACAGACCTTCTTTCTTCATTTGGTGTTCTAAAAGGATAAACAGTGTGTGACAACCAAGATGGAAAAACGTAAATGTCGCCTACTTTAGGAGTTGCTTGAAAATTGTGTGCGCTAAATTTAGCAGCTTGACCAACCATAAATTGTATATCGCCTACACAAGGATGATGATCTTCTTTAGCATACTCTTCTTTTAAACTTGGTGGTACTCTTGTGTAAATCACACCAGATAAATCTCCATCATGTACATGTACAGGGTTAAAGTCTCCAGCCCACTGACTAACGCACCACATGCTAGTTATTCGCATTGATTCAACATTATCAGCATGAATTGTGTCCATAGCAGGTGGAAAATTTAAATACTGTTCAGTAATAATTTTTAAAGCCAAAAGCATTGGTTTAAAATTATCGGACTCTAGAAATTGTGGTGGATATCTTATTTCTTTTTGGACATTACCTGCTAAATTCATTGAGTGATCCCATTCTTCAGACAATTCATTTGATTTTAATATTTCATCAGCTTTATCATCTAAAAGTTTTATTAAATTTGTTGGTAAATGGCCCTTAAATATTGTGGGGCCAAACGGTCTAATTGCTTCAAAATTTTGTTTTTGATCGTCTTCCATAATCTACTTTCTTTTTTTATATTGTAATATAGCAATATTTTGCCTATAAATATAGAAATAAATTGGTAATTTCTTCAAGTCCATCCAAGCTTGCTTTCCAACAAACATAAAGTTGCTAACTAAAAGGATTATGCATGATTGATGAACAATTTTTACAGACTATTCCCCAATACGGTATTGGTGGTTTTGTCGGTAAAGTATTTAAAAAAGTAAAGGATACCGTAAAAAAAGTGGCGCCCATCGTAGGTGGTGGTATTGGCTTTTTATTAGGTGGATCTGCTGGCGCTGGTATTGGTGCAGGTATCGGTGGATTAATTGCAGGACAAAAACCTGGAGAGGCTCTTGGCACTGCAGCACTTGGTTATGGTATCGGATCATTAGCGGGTAGTTTTGCTCCTATTGGTCGTTATGCGGGAAGAGGTATACCAGGAACAGACATAGGTGGTTTGTTAGGCACGGCATCAGATAGAGCATTAACAACTGCTACTGATGATCCAGCAAATATTATACAAAGATTAATTGGTGGTGGTGGAACACCAAAAGTATCAACTTCTGAACAAAAAATAATAAACATTCAAAACGCAATAGATGCTGGCGAAGTAGATGCAGCAATAGGAAAAGATTTAATAGATTTAGAAAAATTAAAAATTTTAACAGGACAAAATAAAAAACCAATACTTGGAGGCAACTTAGGTAATGTATTGACAGCAGGAGCCGCTATATCACCTATAGCAACTTACATGGCTGCACAAGCTGAGCAAGAAGGATTTGTTCCAGAAGATCCTAACGCATTAAATCCATTTTATTACATGAACCCAGAAGAATTTCAAATTGCAAACCTTGGGACAAACCCTTACTACTATGACACTTTACAAGATGATTTTGGTGTTCCTCGAGAAGATTTACCAACTGATTTTGTTAGACCAACAACAGCAGCTCAAGGCGGTATTATGAGATTAGCAAATGGAGGTACTCAAGAGTTTCCAAGAAAAACAGGTGAGATTAATGGACCAGGCACTGGCACGTCTGATGACATACCAGCAATGTTGAGTGATGGTGAATTTGTATTTACTGCACGGGCTGTTCGTAATGCAGGTGGTGGTAGTAGAAGAGAGGGCGCTAAGAGAATGTATCAAATGATGAAAAATTTAGAAAAAGGTGGTACACTGTCTGAACAATCAAGAGGAGTAGCATAATGGTAACGCAAACACAAATATCTAGAGAAGCACCAGATATAGAAGCTCGTCGTTTGGGTTTAATTGACAGTGCAAAAGCACTTGCAGAAAAACCTATTACTTTACCAGATTATACTCTTGCAGGATTTCAGGCTCCTGAAACACAGGCATTTAATTTAGCTGGCCTTGGTATTGGTGCGTATGAGCCATTATTAAATCAAGCTCAACAAGCAATATTAGCAGGACAAGGAACAACTGCGGGCACGATACCTTTACTTACATCCTTAGCACAAACCCCAACTGCTGCAAGCTTTGCACCGTTTCAAAGTAATTTTCAGCAAGCTGTTATTGATCAAACTTTAAAACAATTAGACGAACAAGCTGCCCAACAACAAACACAATTAGGTGATTTAGCTCAATCACGAGGTGCTTTTGGTGGATCAAGGCAAGCTGTACAAGAAGCTTTGCTGGGTGAAGGTTTACAAGATGCTAAAGCAAGAGCAATAGCAGGGTTGAATCAACAATCGTTTGAAAACGCTCAAGCTGCTTTTGCAAGAAATCAAGAATTACAGAGATTGGCGGCACTGGGTATTGGTGGATTAGGCGCACAACAAGCAGGTTTTGGATCTGCTTTACAAAACTTGGCCGCACAAGAACAAGGTATGAGAGGTGCAGATATTAGTCAACTACTTGGGGTAGGTGGTCTACAAAGACAGCAAGCTCAAGCAGGATTAGACATCGGTAGACAAAATGTTTTACAAAATATTTTTGAACCATATCAAAGAATTGGTTTTTATGGAGACGTTCTTGCTCAAGCTCCATCATCACAACAAACTTTAGTCCCATCAGTTAGTCCAGGTGTTTCTCCATTACAGCAAGCAATAGGAGTAGGTATTGGAGCACTTTCTGGCATAGCAGGATTAAGAAGATCAGGAGTAGTGTAATGAGTGTTTTAAATAGAGCAATGTTTAACCAAACAGTTAATAGACAAGAAGGATCACCTCCATCAGGTGAAGAAAATTTTTTTGAAAGATTTGCTAGTCTTCTTAGAGGACAAAAATCAGATCCAATACGAACAGAAGAAGGTTTTACAGTTAATGAAATAGAAAATATTTTAAATACACCTGCCTCATCCTCCTTACCTGTTAGTGATGATTCAACAGTGTATAATTTTGGAGAATATGGTGGCACTTATGATTTAAAAGAAGAGGGCTTTCAAAGAGTGCTCCGTAATTATTTACCCGAGGGCGCAGATTTATTTGTTGGTAATCCACGAGACTACATTTTATCACCAGAAGGTATGGATGCGATAGAATTATTTAAAGCTGACATACTTAAAACACAAGAAGCTAACAGAGCTATGGGATCACCCATAACAGGTGAGGGTATAAATGGTCTTAAAAAATTAGATGATATGAGATTTAGACAAATGGGATCTCCAATGCAAGGTGAGATGGCTCAACCAACACAGGCGATGCCACAACAAAATCCAGAGAACGTTGGAATCATGCAAGGTTTTGAAGACGATGCAAAAACAATTGTTGATGCAGGATCTGAGAAAAAAGAAGAGTTTGATAAAGCTGAAGATTATGAACAGTTAATGAATACCATAAGAGGAGACAATAAATCTGAAGATCAAAGAAGAGATGAGCTAGCAGAAATCGTAGGCGAAAAAGATGCTGATGATACACCAGAAAGTGTTTTAGCATTAGTTCAACCAGTCATTCAAATGTTAGATACTCCAGAGGTTAGACAAGAAGGTATTGGAGCTACACCACAAGCGTTTGCTATGGGCGGACCAGTTTACAGAGATGATGGTACAGGTAAAGAAGGTGAAACATCAAATAATGATGATGCATTAAATAATTTATTTATACAAATGTTATTATCTGGGAACACATCGGGTGCAAACATACCGTCTTTAGCCACAGGTTTTCAAAAGAACCTACCCGTTATGCAAAATATTTTAGGAAGAGATCCAGATAGAACAGCCGCTGATACATTTTTTAATATTGCTAGAAGTGGTTTTGGATTAGCCGCTGGCATGACACCACAAGAAGCACTTTTATTAGGTTTACAAGGCCAACAAAAAATTGGAGCAAAAGAAGAAGCAAGAGATTTAGCTATTAAACAAGCAGCACTTGGTGAAGCTTCTAAAGATAAATCATTTGCTCAACAACTTGATTTAGCAATAAAAAAAGAACAAGCTAAAAAGAAAGATACTAAAGGATCTACATTTGTTGTAGGATCTGGTGTAGAGGTGCCAAAGGCTGTATCATCACTTTTAAGTAGTGATCAAATAAGCGCTTACCCAGACGGAACAAATATATTTGTTGATGAAAAAAATAAATTATCGATAAACATTCCTGCTCAAGCAGATCAAGAAGCTTATTACGATACAGAAAATCAAAAAATCGTATTTCTAACAGATAGAGAATATGAAGACTTACAAGATAAAACTAACATAACAACTGTAAGTGCAGGTTTGTCATTTACTAAATTAGCAAAACTAGAAGACGGCAAAGTTGTTGAAGGGACAATTAAAGATATTAGAAATACACAACAAGACACGATAAACGACTTACTTGAAGAAGGTTATGTTATTATATCAAATAGTTTTGAGGTTAATAAAGATCGTGAGGGCGGGTCATTATTTGCAGATGGTGGTATAGTAAAAAGATCAGATGGATCTCCAGAAGATGGTGAAAACGCTCCAGGTAGTGATTATGAAGCAATATTAGCTGATGCAGAAACTGCTTTAAAAGATGCTGGTGTTGTGTTTCCTGCTTTAACAGACACAGACAAATCATTCTTTAATTCACTGTATGCATCAACCTTAGAATCACTAAATGATTTGAAAAGAGTAAAAGAATTGATGGCAGCTGATCCAAGTTTAACAGGTTACACTGGTCTAGCACAGGAAACTTTAACTAATTTTGCTACTTTAATTAATGATATGGATAATTATATGGGTGACAAAATATTCCCAGATGATGCTAAGGGTCAACCAAAATTTTTACAGTATTTTACAAAACCTGAAATTAGAGAATTAAAATTTAAGGTAGCTGAACTTTCTGATGCGGTAGCAGACATCCTATCATTAAGAGGTAAGAGAGGCACAACAGCAGATGTTAGAGGCCAAGCTTTAAAAAGAACTGACCTAACAGGTTTTTATGGAAGTGATGTTGCATTTGAAAAAATAGACAGCTTAACTGATTATTTAACAGACAGGGTTAAGGTCTTTGGCATGTTATCTGGTAACTTTGAACCAGGTGAAAAGTACGACAAATTTGTTTCAAATATTACAACTTTAAACAATGCTATTAAAAATATAAATCCTCAAAACTATGAAGGTAAGAAAACAACATTTACACTAGAAGATCTTGAATCTATTGTAGGAGAATAATATGGGTGAAATATTTATTGAAGGATTGCCCTTTAGTATAGACATCGAAGGAGATACGCCCACAAAAGATGAAGCTCAACGAATAATGAAAGTTGTCGACAGGCTAAATGAAATACAACAAGGTCCTGGACAAGATACTATCAAAATGTTGGAAGATGGTCCATTAAGTGGATTATACAGCGATGAAAAATTAGAAGAACTTGGTGATAAATTAAACATTGATTTAGAGCAAAAAAGAAATTCTATAAACATATTAAATGATTTAGGTTTTATAGATAAAAAAGAATTATTACCTTTAGAACAATTTGGTATAAGTAGAACAGATGCTGCCATAGCAGGATCAATGGCTGGTAGTGCTCAGGGTTTTAGAGAATTGTTTGATTTAAAAAATCAAGACAATTTAAGAAAACTTTATAAAAATGTACAATTATTTGATCCTAAAAAACTTGCAATTGCTGGCGGTAAAGCGTTGTTTGGAGGTATTTTTGGTGATGTAAGTGGTAGAGTTGCTTTTGATGTAGCAAATTTTATTTTATCTGGAGATAAAGATGCACTGCAATTTGTAAACACTTTAGATGCAGATACAAAAGAAGCAATTTTTTATGAGTCTTTAGGTTTAATATTTCCAGAAGCTTTAGCTTCTATTTATAGAAATGTTCTAACTGGTGTTGGAAAAATAAAACCAGATGCAATAACTAGAAAAGCACTTGAATCAGCGCAAAGACTTGGCATCGATTTAAACTTTGGACAAATTATAAGATTTGCTCCTATGGCTAGAGCTTTATCTCCTTTACCTTTCATTGGTAGTGGAGTAAGAAAAACTTTATCGACTCAAGCTGGAAAAATAAATGAGGCTTTTCAAAAATTCACAGAACTATATGCGCCAATTTCTACTTTCAGCAAAAACGGTGTCGATATATTTCAAAAAGTTTCTAGAAGATTTGAAGCAAACAAAAGGGTATTAAACAACCTTTGGTCAAAAGCGTACGATTCTCATGCGATGTTAAAAGATAAAAATGTTTTTCGTGCTGATGATTTAAATAAATTTTTTACAAATTTATTAGAGGGAAATGTAATAACTAAATTTAAAAATTTACCGACAAACAAAGATGGTATTATTGAAACTTATGAAACAATACAAAAATCTGGTTTTTTTGAAAACGCAGGTTTAGCAAGAATTCAAGGCGAGGGTCTTAAAGATTTGATAGACACAATGCGTCGCTATCAAATTGAGGTTAATAAAAATGGCGGAAAAGTTAGTTATGAAACTATACGTAATTTTAATGATGAAATTAGCACTTTGTTTAAAGATCTTACTGAGGGAGATAAAGTTTTTAAGGGTCAATTTGCAAGAATATTAACACAATTTAGAGTTGCAAATGATCAGTTACTAGAAAATTTAGATAAGAATTTAATTAAAGAATTGATACCAGAAGAGATGTTACCTAACATTTTAACGAGTCACAAAAATGCAAATGAATTTACAAAAAGAATATTAGATTTATATGATGGCCCAGCTGGCAATATTTTTGGAACTTACGTAAAAAATCTTTTTCAACCAGGATATATCAAAGATAAAAAAGCAAGAGATCAAATATTAAATACTTTAATGAATGTTAGATCACCAGATATGCTGAAAGATTTACAACTAATCATGGGACCTAATAATTTTAAAGCATATGCAAATGAGTGGATGTCAAATGCGTTTGCAAAAGCAGCTGTTACGGAAGGTGATGCTGTAGCAACAAGATTAGATTTTGATCCACAAAAATTAAACCAAGCTTTTGGTTTTGATATTAGATCTAAAACTGATTTTACAGAACAGCTATTTAAAATATTAGGTGTTAACAATCAGACATTGAAAGATTTAATTACATCAGGTGCCTTTTTACAAAATGTAAAAATAGGAAATCCATCTTCATTCTTACAAAGAAGATTTCAATTAACTGGTATGAACAATATTTTAGGCACTGCATTAGCTGGAGGTGCTGCTTATGGCGGTAGTAATGCGTTAATCGGTGATGAGGATGATGGAATATTTGCTAAAGGTATAAAAGGTTTAACTGGTCTTTTCATTATGAGATATGGTGTTAGTAAAGTTTTTGCTAACCCAAAATTAGCTAAAAAAATAGTAGATGTTTATGATCCAAGTAGAGCATTAAACTTTAATATTAAATTAGATTTGTTTAGGGGATTATTTGATTTACATCATCAAGAAGATCCAGAATCAATATCTGAGTCTGTAAACATAATGAATCAAGCCAGAGAAACTTTAGTCGATACGGTTTCAGATAAAGAGTTAGATGCATTTGATGCATTATTAAATACTTTAAAGTCACAAGCAGACATATTTCAAAAGGGGCAAACATTAGACGAAGAAGAAGAAGAAATGGAAAAATTAAGAGAGGATCCAGAAGAGGTAATAGAAGAAGATATTATAATACCAGAAGAAAAACCAGATCAAGATGACGTAAGCTTTAATATTCCTAGCCCTAATATCAATATGAACATGGCTAATGTTGTACCACCAATTTCAAGTGCTCAATTAGATCCTGCACTAGTTCAAAGACTATCAAGTGTTGGTTTACCATTTTTTGCTAATGAGGGTGGTATAGCTACTCTAATGAATAAACCAAAACAAATGGTGGCGTAATGTCCACTATTAAAATAGGTGATAGAGTTGTTCAAACCACTGATCGTAGTGGTAGAATACGTGGTGGTATAGATAGTGGATCACGTTTAGACCAAAACCCTCGAAGAACGAAAAGTGATACACAAATAGTACAAGATCAAATTAAAAAAATCAAAGACATAGAACAACAATTCAAAGGCGTAGATGATAATAGATCTAAGTTTTTAGCACTCTCTACTCCTAAAGCAATATTTGAAGATGCTCAAAATAGAAGAATACAAAATAGAAGAAGAGCCCAAATTTTAGATGATTTAAAAACTGGGAAGAACGTAAATAGATCTGAATTTACAGGAAGAGAACCTAAACCAGGCACTAAAAATTCAATATTAACTGCGTTTGGTATAGGCACAGTGCCAACTGGCAGATCAAAATTAAGAGAGGGCCTAACTTCTTCAGAGTATGCAGATTTTATGCGACAAGCTTATCAAGCAAATCCAGGAATGATGGAGAGTTTATTTCCTTTTGCAAGTGGAAAAATGATACGTAATGTCAGCAGACTTGCACCAGGCATAGGTACTTTGCAAAATCTTGCGTCTGCCGCAAAAGAAAAGACTGGCGGTTTTTTAAATAGATTCTTTCCTGGTCTTTTACCAAGCTCTGGTATTGCAACAACAAAGCAAGCTCAACCTACATTAGCAGAGTTAGCTGAAAATGCTTTTCGTTTTGCTTCCTTTAGAACTGCACCAACCAATATTAAAGACATAAAGGCTGATAATTATTTTGATAAAAGAATGAACCAACTGCAAGCAATTAAATTATTTAGTGGTTTTCCTGCAACTGTACAAAGTCAAGGATTATTTACAAATTTTGAAGGCACACCAATGATTTCGAGCGACCCAAACGTTACGTCACTGTTTGATCCAGGGGCAGTGCGTTTTAAAAGTGATACAGATGCAATTGATCAAATAATAAAACAAAGTAAAACACCACCAGACATAGATGTATTTCCAGGTTTAAGAAACTTTACGCCAAGTGAACAAATGGATGCAGTTAGAGGTTTTAAATCTCTTCGAGGTATAGATACAATACCATTTCCAACATTAGATCAATTTCAACAAATAAGAGAACAAAGTAAAACACCACCAGACATAGATGTATCAATGGAAGGTATTGCACCTGTTAAAAGCAAAACCTTTTATTTTAATACACCTAATAATTTAAATCAAACAGGATCCACGCTCACTGGATTACCAGGTAATGCAAGTATAGCTCAACAAAAAGAATTTTTTGAAAGAGCAATAAGAGGTAATGCTCCAGGTGTCCCAGATAGAATTGGTGAAATTTATCAAAACTTATTAGATAGCGGTGTTCTATCTTCTTCTGAAGCATTACAATATGGATCATTTGTTAGGAACCTACCACCACCTAGTAATACTTATGGTTTGAATCCAAATATAAAACCAGGTATTGAAGCAATTGATTTGCAAGGTAATTTTCCAGGAGTATTATAATGGATAAAGATTTTAATTTAAGAAACGTAGTTTGGATCAGTATGATTTTAATTTCTGCTGGATCGGTATATGGTATGATGTCACAAAAAGTGTCAGCTCTTGAAACAAAGATGGATCGCCTTGAACAAATCTTGTTTCAAGACATACCAGAAATAAAGGAGCAGTTGGTACGTCTTGATGCCAAGATATCCTACCTCGTTGAAGACAAAGAGGCGAATTAGATTCTCCAATACCTGCCTTTAACAACTATTGGTTTAGTTTTATATTTTTTATCAATCTCTATTACTTTTAATTTTAATTGATTATTAATAAAACGACAAATTTGTGATGAGCTTAACTTAGGAAACTGCTCTCTAAATTTTGCTATCAACGGTTTTTTCTTTAAACCAGTGCCAACAAGTGTAGCTAAAAAATCCATGAGCTGTTTATCTCTATCTTTTTTAGATTCCTTAGCAACATCACCTGATTTTACTGGCCACCAAAAACCACCCTTGCTGAGTTCTAAGAGACTACCATCTATATCTGAGATCCTAGTCTGGCGCTCCTTAACAGAGCGCTGTGGTTTTTCTTTTTTATCTCTCTCTGCTAACTTTTTTAACAGAGGCGGTATTTCTAAAAGATCTTT